GTGGCGTCAGAAATCACGGAGGCGGGCGCCAAAAAGGCGCAGAAGGAAACCAGTCTGATAACGCTCGGCTGCGTTGTGATTCTGGGCACCATCGTGGCCGCGATCGACGGCACCGTCATGGTGGTGGCGATCGATGCGATCGGAAAGGACTTCTCGGCGTCGACCCAGGCCGTCCAATGGGTCACCGGCGCCTATCTGCTCGCCACCTGCGCGGCCATTCCGGTCTCCGGGTACATGGTCGACCGCTTCCGCGCGCGGACCGTGTGGCTGCTCTCCCTGGTGGCCTTCCTGGCCTCCGTGGTGCTGTGCGGGGCCGCCTGGTCGTCGGCGAGCCTGATCCTCTTCCGGGTACTCCAGGGGTTCTCCGGCGGCCTCATCGGCATGGTCGCCACCGTGGTGCTGACCCGCGCGGCCGGTCCCGAACGGGCCGGCCGCGCGTTCAGCGCGGTCGCCGTGCCCTCCACCCTGGCGCCGGTCCTGGGCCCCATCGCGGCCGGCGCCGTCATCGACTCGGCCAGTTGGCGGTGGCTGTTCTACGGTCAGCTCCCGCTCCTGGTCATCGCGCTGGGCGCGGCCCTGATCGTGCTGCCGCGCGACGGCGCCGACCGCACGGCGCGCCTCGACTGGAAGGGCCTGTTGCTCATCACCCCCGGGCTGGCGGGCCTTGTGTACGGCCTGTCGGAGGTGGCCGGCACGGACATGACCGGCTCCGGCGGGGTCCTTCCCGTCGTCCGGAACGTGGCGTTCGTCGTCGCCGGAATCCTCCTGACGGTCCTCTTTGCCCGGCGCGCGCTGCGGACCCGCCAGAATCCACTGATCGACCTGAGCCTTTTCGGGAACAAGGGCTTTTCCATCACCGTCGTACTCCTCTTCGTAGTAGGATTCCTGCTGTACGGCCTGCTCTTCCTGATTCCGCTCTATTACCAGCAGGTCGTCGGCCTCAGTGCGACGGCCGCCGGAGCACTGCTCGCGCCGCAGGGCGCCGGAATGGGAATAGCGGCCGTATTCATCGGCTCGCTGAACGACCGGTTCGGCGCCCGGCCGATCGTGCTGTGCGGTCTGCTGCTCACCACCGCGGGCACCGTGCCCTTCGCCTTCTCCGGCGCGCACCCCGACGACCTGCTCCTCGGCGCGGCGCTCGCGCTGCGCGGCATGGGCCTCGCCTCCATCTCGATCCCGCTGTCGGCCTCGCTCTACCAGAGCAGGCTGCCGCAGGAGGCGATCCCCCACATCACCACGATCAGTGCCGTCGGCCAGCGCGTCGGCGGCGCGCTCGGCGGGGCCATGGCCGCGGTGAGCCTGCAGCTCATGTCCGAGCCGGGCCGCACGGCCGGCGGGTCCGCGTTCACCGTCACGTTCTGGTGGATGACCGGGCTGCTCCTGGCGCCCCTCGCGCTCGCCCTCCGGCTGCCCCGCAAGGCCAGGGGCTGAGCCCCGGGCCCGGCCACGGGCCCCGGCGGCGCCGCGCGCCCCGGACGTCCAGGTACTCGCCGTCGTCGACGCTCTCCCCGATGACCCAGGCCATGCCGTACGGCCGGTTGCCGTCGGCGGGGACCTGGTCGCGCAGCGCCTTCCGACGCCGGTCCGCGCCCCCCGGCGCGACGGCCGGCGGAAGCTCTCCCGGTTGTTCTGCGGGAGCAGGAAGAGGAGGTGGCACACCTCGGCGATGCACGTCTCCTCGTCGCCGTGGGACGTCAGCACGCCGGCACGCCGACACGTCAGCACGTCAGCACGTCAGCACGTCAGCACGTCAGCACGTCAGCACGTCAAACAGGGACAAAAAACACCCCCCTGACGACGTTTCCAAAGGTCAGAGGGGTGTTTCGAAGTGGAGCCTAGGGGAGTCGAACCCCTGACATCTGCCATGCAAAATCACGTGACCCTAGAAGCGGGTCTCACGGAGTCTCGCCGAGTGGCCCCGAGCGCAGGTCAACAGGGTGGTGATCCCCTCGCTACGAGATTGGCCGAGCTTCGACGAGGCTCGCGGAGGGGGGAATGTGGACGTGAAGTGGATTCCACATCCCTGCGGTCATCACGAGACCGCCCGCAGGTGACGGCCGGTACCGCCAGCCTCAAGGGCATCGCGCACGCGGTCTGCCGCACCCTCGCTGCCGTGCGTGTAGAGCCACGTCACCCGCCCACCCCGCTCCTGCCCGAGCATGAGCTGCACGTCCTTCTCGCTCACGCCCCGAGCATGCAGACGGCTCGCCAGCGCGTGCCGGTAGTCGTGCATCCGCGGCCAGTACTCCTCTCGTCCGGTCTCGGGGTTCTTGATGAGCCGTGCCAATCCCACTTCCTTGATCGCGGGGATCCAGATCCGGCGCCGGAAGTTGTTGCCGCGCAGCACTCCGTCCAGCACGGTCTTCTCCCCCTGGAGGGATCGGACCTCACCGGCCATCGGGCCGCGGAACACGAGTTCGTCCGGGCACAGTCCGGTCTCAACGTCGGTCACCGCCCTGGACGCTGGCAGGCGCTCCAGCATCAGCGCGGCGGCCTCCACGGCGAGCGATGTGAGGGGGACCGCCCTGTATCCGGCGACGGTTTTCGGCATGCTCTGGCGGACGACGGTCCCGCGGTCGTCCACGAGGATGTGCCTGACCTCAGCTGTCTGGCCCTCAAGGTCGAGGTAGCAGGCGCGCAGACCGATGATCTCGCTCCAGCGCATGCCGGTCTCGTGCGCGAAGTCGACGAGCGGCTGATACCACCCGGGGATGGCCTCGCGGATCGCGGCGTACTGCTCTTCGGTGGGGGGCCGCAGATCGTCCGGGTGCTTCGTCGGGGCTGCGGCCGTGATGGTGACGGAGTCGAGCGGGTTCTTCGCAATGCGCTCGTCCACCACTGCGTCGCGCATCAGCGCGCGGAGCAGCTCACGGACCTTCACCTGCGTGGCGTGGCCCTTGACCTCGGTCCGCATCCACGCCTGGACCTCGGCGTGCCGAATCGAGTTGAGCTTGCGCCGCCCCCACTTCGGCTCGATGTGGCACGTCCAGGAGCTGAGCTTTCGGTTGCGGGTGGTGGTCCTCTTGGGCTCGTGGCCGGGCCACCATTCGTCCCACCAGGCGCTGAGGGTGATCTCGCCGCGCTTGGGGTCCAGGTAGGTCCCGGAGCGTACGGCCTCGCGCATCCTGTCCAGGAAGGCGTCGGCCTCCTTCTTCTTCGGGAAGTTCTTCGCCTTCTGGTCGCCGTTGCTGTCTCGGTAGCGGGCCTGCCAGGAGCCGAGGCAGTCGCGGCGCTTCTTCCGCTCGCCGTGTTCGGCCAGCGGGTACTTCTCCATGCACGCCTGGCAGCCGCACGACTTCGAGCGGAGCTGGCGGGGGTTGTTCGTGGCCCTAGGCGGCATGGTGCCTCCTGCGGCAGGGCTGGCGGGTCTTCTTGGGCGTCACGAAGCACCTCGTTCTGTCACTGGGCAGCGAGGCGGATGCTCTCGCCGCACCAGCAGCGTGCACCCAAGGACCTCTGGCGGACACCAATTTCGTCGAGAACGGCGCGGACGGCGCGGACGGCGAACCCGTCACGCAGATCCGGCGGAATGGTGATCACGTTCCTGTCGCGGTCCCACGGATCGCTGATCTCGTCGAGCGGCGCGTACAGGACACGGATGCACATGGCGCACTCCCCTTTGGATGCACGGCTGAGTGTCGCCAACGGGGGAGGAGGAGAGCGTCGGCCCGATCGACCGTACTCCTTGCGGCGGGAATATGACACTGCTTAGCGCACGGAATCTACACGTCCGCGCACAGGGTGTGACTGACCTTCAGGCTAAGGGAGTTGCTTGTTGCTGTCCGCGAGCGCCTTCGCCTGAATCTCCAGCATCTCCTGCTGCTCCTGCGTCAGCCTGTCGAAGACGCTCAGGAGGCGCGCCTTGGCGTCGGGGCCGAGCGGGGCAGGGGCCCGGCGGCCGGCGGCAGCCGTGAGCCGCGTCAGGCTGTACTGCGGGAAGGCCTGGGCGAGGCGTCGGATGGCCTCGTCGCGAGGGACCTTGCGGCCGTTGATCCAGGTGCTGACCGTGGAAGGGGACGCCTCGATGGCGCGGGCCACGTCGGACTGGCTGGCGTTGTAGTGCACCATCAGCTCGGCGAGTACCTGCGCGAACGTCTCGGCGTTGGGGTCGGCTTCCACGGGCACCAGAGTGCCCGCCCGACTCTACTTTTTGCAAGTAAAAGTAGAACCATGGCGCGTTCCACGCCCGTGCGTAACCTCCCCGTCACGCAGGCGTGGAGCTGCATATGCCGCGCCACTATAGAACAGTCGTTCGAAAAAGGCCACTAACTTGCCGCCGCTCGGCGGGACTCGGGGAGACTCGTTGACAGAAGCGTGACTGTGACGGTAGAAAGGTCACAGCGCCGCAGCCCATGGCGCCACACCAGCCACAACCCGGCACGAGGTCCACATGCCAAAACTCAGCCGCAAGGGCGCAGGCCAGCCACTGAGAGACGCCATGAAGCGAGCCGGACTCACCGGTCCGGAACTCGCCGAGGCGACCAAGGAGGTCGACCCGGCCGGCAAGGGCATCAGCCCCGCCACCGTCGGACGCCTGACCGGCAGAGGAAAGACCGCCCGCGACCGCTGTGAGTGGGACACCGCCTGGTTTATGGCCGAGGCCCTCCATCGGAGGACCAACGCGCCGCTCCAGGACCTCTTTGCCATACCTGCACATTCCACCGTGACAGTAGAAAGGTCAACACCTGATGCCGACCAAGGTTGACCGGCACGTCGCCAGCCTCCCGGCCGGCCTGCTGCCGCTCCTGAGCCAGAAGGAGCTGGAGACGTACTACGGCGTCTCCGACTGGACCGTCCGCCAGTGGATGAAGGCCGGGATGCCGCGCGAGCCGTTCGGCGCCCGTGGCTTCCGCTTCGACCTGGACCAGGTCCGGGGCTGGATGGCGGAGTACGCCGAGCAGCTCGCTGCGACGGCCTGAAGGTTCCTCACCAACGCCGAAGGGCCGCCCGCTTGCAGGCCCGGCGACCCCCGACTCGGCGACCATCACCACTCTGAAAGCGAGGCCCCCGTGGCCACATCATTCCAGACCCCGCGCATCGAGCATCTGTCGGTGCTGGCCCACGAGGCGGCGCGACGCGACAACGAGAACGACTACGAGGTCACCGTCAACATCCTCGGTCTGCCGCAGGCCGACCACGAGGTCGACGCGGACGCGGTGCGCGTCACGTCGGCAGACATCCAGGTGCTGGCCGCGTGGCTGGAGGAGAAGGGCGGCACGGTCGCCAAGCTCGACACGGGCTTCGGGGTGACGGTGTGGACGCTGTCCACCGTTGCCGGGGCTGACGAGGGCTACATCGGGTGCCGGGTGCTGGTGACGGTGCCGGTTCCAGCGTCCGGCTGGGTTCCGTGCGAGGTCACCGAGGCGGTGGCCGCATGAGTGCCCCGCTGGAGGTGAACACCCTGGACGGCACGGTGTGGACGCGCCGGGCGGTGACCCGGGACGGGCTCGCCTTGTACGCGCCGGAGGGCGTCTGCAACTGCCCGGAGTTCGTGATGGCGACGCTGCCCGAGCTGGCGGAGCGCGGGATCGGCGGATCGGCGGACGTGCTGCTGGCGCCGGTGGGCCCGGGCCCGGTCGTCCGGCCGATCGCGCTGCCCGAGGCTCAGGTCGACGCCCTCGCCGCATCCGGGAACCGCGCGGTGAACGACATGGTCCACGAGGACTTGTGTGCCTGTGACGCGTGGCCGGAGAAGTGTCTGTCGTCGGGTGGCTTCTTCCAGGGGTACTGGGACTGGGGCTACTTGGAGACGGCGATCCCGGCGGTGCTCGGCTTGTGGGAGTCGATGCGCGGCGGCGAGTTGGAGCGGCTGCGGGCTCGGGTCGCCGAGCTGGAGTCGCCGACGCTGACGGTGTACCGGGCGTCGCACGACTCGATCGTGATGGGCCACTACACCACGGCCGCCGAGGCGCGGAAGCACTGCGAGACCGAGATGCGCCGCGAGTACGACGAGAGCACGAAGGTGTCGCTCTGGTGGCGTGAGGACGAGGACACCGTCGACCAGCCGGAGGACGGCGAGCAGGAGCTGTTCGTGCACGCCACCCCTCGCGGCATGGAACGCGGGCGCACCTGGCGCTCGGGCTACGTGGTGACGCCGCTGGAGGTCGCTTCCGCGTACGACCCGGACGGTGACGAATGAGCGCCGCCGAGTGGCTCCTGTGGGTCGCCGCCGCCGGAATCGTCTGGGCCGTCTTCTGCGCGTCTTCCCTGCCCGACCTGTGCGCCCGTCTCGCCGCCCGCTACCGCCACGGAGGTGGCCCCCGATGATCACCCGAATCCGGCTCGTCTTCCACCGGCTCTTCCGCCGCCCCGCCGTCACCGGCCCCTACCCCATCTACATCCGCCGCCTCCCGACGGGCGCCGTCCTCGACATGGAGGACTACCTCACCGCGATGCTCACCACCCTGGCCGACAACGCGGACCTCCTCGACCTGCTCGACGAGATGGCCCGGGACCGGGCCGAGGCCCGCGCCCACGACGGGTGGGAGCCGGAGGGGCTCTACGTGGAGCAGCTCCTCGCGGCGCTGGGCTACGAGATCCCGGTGTACGGGGACCGGGTGGTGGGGCTGGCGGAGCGGCTGCTCGCGGTGGCCCCGGCGCGGGCCGAGGGCGCCCCGGCGCGCAGCGCGGCGGGTGCGGCATGAGCCTCGTGACCATCACCCCCGCCGCTCTGCCGCCTCAGGTGTACGCCCACGACGCGGACCACGATGTCCGCCTTACCTCCGACCCGACGCGGTGGCGCCCCGTGCGCGGCATCGGGACCGGATGGGTCAAGCCCCACGCAGGGACCGGTCTCTGGACCTCGCCGGTCACCGCACACCGGGCTGATCGGACCCCGACGGACAGCGCCTGGCTGGAGTGGAGCCGCGCCGAGATGGACGCGGACACCAGCAGTCAGATGCTCACCGAGGTCTGGCCGACCGGCACCGCCCGGCTCCTGCTGATCGACGACCAGGCGCACCTGGCCGCGATCATCGCCGCCTACCCTGCCGAACCGAACCCGTACGCTGCGCCCCGCAACGGCGGCCGCTACCCGGATTGGGAGGCGCTGGCCGCCGACGGGTGGGACGGCGTCTACCTGACGGACAGGGGCCAGTGGGCGACCCGACTGCCTCGGTCGGGCCCGGACTTGTACGGCTGGGACCTGGAGTCGTGCCTGTGGCTGCGGCCGTCCTACGTGGTCGGCCGGACGGGCTGCTCGGCGGCACGCAGTGGGGCGGGTGCCGCGTGAGCACCGCCCGCCAGCACCTGATCGCCGCTCTCGCCCGCGTGCCGGGAGCACCGCTCACCGCCGTGGACCACGCCGAGCAACTCGCCGACGCCCACCGGGCCGCCGTCCTGATCGAGGACGGACAGGCCTACGACGGCGAACTCGCCATGCTCCGCGGCCTGGTGGCCACCCTGGTCGCCGTCGCCGAGCACGGTGACCTGACCGACGTCCGTCAGCTCCTCGCCGAGTACCAGCGCGACGACCGCGAGGCCCGGAAGATGGCCAGCCCCATGGGGGCCGCCGCTTCCCGGGCCGGGAGGACCCGCCCGTGACCATCCCCTCCGCCCCCATCACCGACGCGGCCCGGATCCTCGGCCAGATCCAGCGCGGCGAGATCCGCGCCGGAGCCGACGCCGCCCGCGAGATCGCCGCCCGCCACCAGGCCGCCTACGGCAACGCCGTCTGGGGCCCGGCCCCGGACGACGCGTGGGCCGACGCCCTCGCCTCCCTGAACGGAGACACCAGCGCATGAGCACGACCGTGCAGGCCGGGGCGGCCACCACCGCCCCGGCCGCCGGCCGCCGGGTCACTCCCACCGGCCGTCTTATCCTCCCCGCCGACGCCGACCGCGCCGACTGGCTCACCGCCCGCCGCTCCGGCATCGGCTCCAGCGACGTCCCCGCGATCCTCGGCCTCGTCGAGAAGAACCCGCCGCTGAAGGTCTACCTCGACAAGCTCGGCCACGACGTCGACGACGCAGGCGAGGCCGCCTACTGGGGCACCGTCAACGAGGCCAACGTCGCCCACCGCTGGGCGATGCAGAACCGCAGCGTGATCCGCCGCGTCGGCCTCGTCGCCCACCAGGACCACCCACACTGGATGACCACCCTCGACCGACGCGTCACCGAGTGCCCCCTCGACTCCCACGAGCAGGCGCCGTGCGCGCTGGAGATCAAGACCCGCAGCGCTTTCAAGTCCGCGCAGTGGCACGCCGGAGCACCCGACGACGTCACCGCGCAGGTGCTCTGGCAGATCGCCGTCAACGGCTACGAGCACATGCACTACGCCGTGCTCATCGGCGGCAACGACTACCACCAGGGCACCATCCGCGCTGACCAGTACGCCGACGTGATCGCGGACATCACGACCGCGGTCGACAAGTTCTGGGTCGAGCACGTCCAGGCGCAGGTGCCGCCGGAGCCGAGCGGGGACGGCGAGGCGCTGACGAAGCTGTTCCGCCGGCTGCACCCGATCCGGTCCGGATCGGTGGACATCGTCCGGCACGACGACGCCCTCGACGCGCTGGCTGACTACAACCGCCACCAGCGCGCCGAGTCGGCCGCGAGGAAGGCGAAGAGCCAGGCGAAGGCCCGCATGGTCGCCGCCCTCGGCGACGCGCAAGAAGCCCTGATCGCTGGTGAGCGCGCCTACTCCCTGGAGCCGTCCAACGCCGCTCCGCGCGTCGATCTGGAGCTCCTCGCCGAACGCTGGCCCGACGCCTACGAGGCGTGCGTGACACCCAATCCGACCGAGCGCATCGCCATCGCGCAGCAGTACAAGGGGGACTTCTGACATGGGCCTGCGAGAGAACGCGGCCGCAGCCGCCGGCCGGACGCTGAAGACGGACGATCTCCTCGACGAGATGGACCGCGGCCGGGCACCTGAAGAGTACGTCCCCGCTCCGGACCCGATGGCCGACTACGAGCCCGGCGACGACGACCCCGAGATGGTGCCCGTCCACATCGCGTGGCTCCGCGTCCGTAAGGAAGTCCGCGCCATCGCCAAGCGCGAGCAGTACAACGGCGGCGGCACCCGCTTCAACTTCCGCGGCGTCGACACTGTCGTCAACACCTTCGGCCCCGTCACGCTCAAGCACGGGCTCAACATCTTCCCCGTCGGTATCGAGGCGGAGCACCGGGACACCACCACGTCCAAGGGCAACAAGATGCGCGAGTGCACCGCGACCGTCTCCTGGATGGTCATGGGCCCCAAGGGCGACACCCTGCCGATGCTGCTGAAGTCCCGCGGCGAAGCGCTCGACTCGGCGGACAAGGGCACGGCCAAGGCGCAGTCGGTGGCGCTGAGGGTGCTGCTGCTGACGGGCGGGTTGACGCCGACCCACGACCCGGACCCGGACTCGACTCGTGTCGAACGTGGTGAGACGCCGGTCCGGCCAGCGGCTACCTACCTGGACGAGATCTGCAACCCGCGCACGAGCGCCGGGCGACTGCGGCAGATCCACCACGAGTTGGGGACGACGCGCCAGTTGGGCGCCCTGGTCACCAACGAGGTCGGGGACGAGGAGCAGATCGGGGCGATGGTCGTCCGCATCGGCAAGGAGCGCGCCGCCGGGGGTGCCGAGTGAGCACCTTCGCCGACGTCCGCAAGCTGTCCTGGGACACCGAGACCACCGGCCCGAACCCGCTGGAGGACCGCATCGTCACCGCGGCGATCATCGTCCGCGGCGGCGGCCGGGACGACCGCGTCTTCTCCTGGCTCATCAACCCCGGCATCCCGATCCCCGCCGAGGCCAGCGAAGTCCACGGCATCACCGACGCCATGGTGAAGGCCGACGGACAGGACCCAAAGGCCGCCCTCGACGAGATCGCGACCAACCTGCTCCAGGCAGCCGTATGGGGCATGCCCGTCGTCGCCTTCAACCAGTCCTTCGACTGGTCGATCCTCCACCACGACCTCGTGCGCAACGGCCTGCCCACCGTCGAGGACCGCCTCGCCGCGTACTCGGACCTCCCGGTGCCGCTGGTGGACCCGCACGTCATCGACAAGCAGTTCGACCGGTACGTCAAGGGCAGTGGCCAGCGGAAGCTGAAGCCGACCGCCGAGCGGTACGGCGTCACGCTGACCGACTGGCACACCGCCGAGGCCGACGCCCTGGCCGCGCTGCTGATCGCGGAGGCCCAGTTCGAGCGGTACCCGCGGCTGACCGATCTGGGCCCGGCGGCCCTGTTCGCGGCGCAGCAGGCGTGGCGGGCGGAGCAGCAGGCCGGGCTTCAGAAGTGGTTCCGGACGCGGGCGACGCCTGAGCAGGGCGGGGACCCGGCCAAGGTGATCGACGGCTCGTGGCCGCTGATCCCGGCTCAGCGAGGCGGTGACGCCTGATGTTCGTCACCCGCCGCCGTCACGCCGCCGAGACCACCGCTCTCCGCAAGCAGGCCGCCGCCGCCGAGGCCCGGCAGGCCGCCACCGAGACCGAGAGGCAGCAGCTCGCCCGGCAGCTCGCCGAGGCCGACGCCACGGCCCGGGGCCTGGAGGAGCAGCTCCTCGTGACCGGCCGCCGAATGGCCGCGCTGGCCGAGTCGGACCCCGGGTACGCCGCCGCCCTGGAGCGCCGCATCACGCGCCTCCAGCGGGTCGGCGCGCGACTCCTCACCGTCCGGGACGCGGAGCGGCACCGCGCGGACCGGCTCCAGGCCCGCCTCGACGAAGCCCTCGGCCTCGACGACACCGCGGTGCTCGCGGGCCGGGACTGGCAGCGCACCCGCCAGGACCGCAAGGGGCCCGCGTCGTGAGCCACTTCGCCGCGGCGCTTGCCGGAGCCCTAACCGCCATCGGTGTCGGCGCCACGCTCCTTGGCCGCTACTGGCCCGCCCCGGCCCGGCGCCGCCTCCCGGCCCGGCCGGACACCCGCCCCACTACGACCACCACGGGAGACCCCCGATGACCGCCGCCTTGTTCGACCTCCGCCCCGAGACACCGGCCGCCACCACGACGGCCGGGCCCCGACCCCTCATCATCGGCCTCGACCTCTCCCTCCGCTCCACCGGAATCGCAGGCGAGGGCTGGACCGACCACATCCGCACCAAGCTCACCGGCGACGCCCGTCTCGCCCACCTCGAAGACGGCATCGCCTCCTTCATCCGCTCCGCCGACCTCGTCGCCATGGAAGGCCCGAGCTTCGGCCACGGCGGACTCGGCGGACACGAAGACCTGGCCGGCCTGCGCGTCCTCGTCCGCCGCTACTGCCACCGGCACCACATCCCCTACGCGGTGCTCCCGCCGTCGTCGCTGAAGCTGTACATCGCCGGGTACGGCAAGGCATCCAAGGGCGAGGTCCGGTCCGCGGTCGCCGACCGGTACGGCGTGCACACCGAGGGCACGGCCCGCTACGACGAGGCCGACGCCTACGCCGCGCTCGCCGCGGCCTGCGACTGGTGGGGGGCGCCGCTCGCCGCGGTCCCGGACCGGCAGCGCGCGGCCCTGGGCGGCTGCACGTGGCCGGACCGCGAGGCGGTGCAGACCCGATGACCACCGCCCTCGCCCTCTTCGACCTCGCCACCCTCAACCCGCTGTGCAGCCGGTGCCACACCAGGCCCGCCACCACCCACGTCTACGCCACCCAGAACCTCCTCGGCACCCACCCCACCTGGCTGACCACCCGATACCGCGACGCCACCCGCCGCGCCCACTCCGGCCCCTGCTGCGGCACCTGCGCCTGGACCCTCGCCACCGCCTGGTGGGGCTCGATGGCCTGCCCCCGAGGCGCGTGCGGCCTCTGGGCCCACACCCTCACCGACCCGCAGCCGGGCTGGGACTGCCCGCGGCACCACCGGGAGACCGCGGTCGTGTGGCGCAGCCCGACGGCGGTGGCGGCGTGATCGCCGGGTGGTGGGCCCGCGCGGCCTGCGCCGGCACCGACCCCGATGCCTTCTACGCCGACGGGCCCGACTCTCACAACCAGCGCACCCTCGCACAGCAGGTCTGCGCCGCCTGCCCGGTCCGGGCCGAGTGCGCCGCTCACGCCATCCAGACCGGCGAGAACTGGGGCATGTGGGGCGGCATGACCCAGAAGGAGCTGCGGCGAAGGCGTCTCCGCGGGGTCGTCCCGACCGGCCGCAGGACCGCGGCATGACCGGCTGGCTCGGCGGCCTCCAGATCAGCCGCACCGACCGCGGCCAGACCCCCATCGCCGACTTCCTGTGCACCGCCTGCGGCACCCACCGCCGCATCACCGGCCGCACCAACGTCACCGACTACGTCCGCTCCCAGCCCATCACCGACCACCGGGCCACCTGCCCGGCCAACCAGAAAGGCCCCCGATGACCCACATCGACGCCGACGTCAAGTTCGACAGCAAGGTCCTCACCGACGTCGCCGAAGCCCTCGAACCCCACGCCGAGCAGATGTTCAAGCTCCGCCGCGGCCGCTGGATCGCCGTCGTCGAGCTGGCCCACGTCGAGCGCACCGAGCCCGGCCCCGACGAGGACAAGCATCCCACCGTCAAGGTCCGCGTCACCGGCATCGAGGTCGCCGCCGACGAGATCACCGCCGGACGGCTCCGCAGCATCCAGCGGGAGATGTACGACCGGCGCACCAGCGGCGGCACCCTCTTCCAGCCCGACGAGGACGTCGCCTGATGGCCGGCCGCAGGCGGGGCGGCGACGGCGCCCGCCCCTGCCCCGCCTGCGGCACTCCGACCCTCGCCCAGTGGGTCGGCACCACCGCGGCACTCCACGCCACCGTCGACCTCCCCGGCCCCGATGAACCCCGGCCCTGGGCCGCCGCCCTCCTGCACCGCACCCCGAACAACCTCATCTGGTGCCTGCCCCGCCCCCGATACGGCCCGCTACGCCTCCGCTGGACCCACGCCCGGCATCCCCCGGACTGCCCGCACCAGCACCTCACCAGCCACACCTGCACGCCCGCACCGACCACGCTCTTCTGAGGAGACCGCCCCGTGGAGAACGTCCGCCCCTTCCCGCGCGACCCGGCGGATCAGGACGGCCCCGACCATCACGACGCGGAGCGCTACGTCCTCGGTGGCTGCATGCACCAGCCCAAGCAGATCCCCACCATCCGCGGCATCCTCGCCCGCACCGACTTCGCCCTCCCCGCCCACGAACTGATCTGGGACGTCCTGGGCCACCTCTACGACGAGGGCGAGCCCGTCAACCCCATCTCCCTCCGCATCGAGCTGGAGAAGCGCAAGGAACTTCGGCGGGCCGGCGGCGTCGGCTATGTCGCCCAGCTCGGGAACTACGGAGGCGACCCCGCCTACTACGCCCAAGAGGTCCGGCGCCGCGCCGAGCTCACCGCTGAGGCCGACCTCGGCCGACGAATCGTCCAGCAGGCGACCGCGCCCGATGCCGAGCCCGGCCGGGCCGTCACCTTCATCGACGACTACCTCAAGCGGCAGTCCGAACGCGCCGCCGGCCGCTCCGGCGACCCCGCCGACGCGCTCCTCGCCGAACTTCTCGACGCGTCCAGCCTCGACAACATGCCGACCCTTGAACCACTCGTCGGCGACCTGCTGCACCTGGATTCCCTCGCCCGGATCGTCGGCCCGTCCGGGCACATGAAGTCCTTCGTCACCATCGACCTGGCCGCGCACGTCGGCACCGGCATGAAGTGGCACGGCCACTACGTCCATCAGGGCACCGTCGTGTACCTCGTGGCCGAAGGCGCCCGCGGCATCCGCAAGCGGGTCCGCGCCTGGGAGAAGCACTACGGGCTGAAGATGGACAACGTCCTTTTCCTCCCCCGGCCCGTCCAGGCCATAGGGCCCGAGTGGGACACCCTCATCGAGGCGATGCGGCGCCTCCAGCCCCAGATGATCGTCATCGACACCCAGGCCCGAGTCTCCGTGGGCGTCGAGGAGAACTCCGCGAAGGAACTCGGCGTGGTCGTCGAACGCATTGAGGAGCTGCGGCGCGCCACCGGGGCCTGTGTCCTGGTCATCCACCACACCGGCCACATCGGAGAGCACGGCCGCGGTTCCTCCAGCGCGAAGGGGGCTCTCCAGTCCGAGCTGCACGTGTCAAAGAAGGGGGACAGCGCCAGCAACATCGTCGTCACGGTCAAGGTCGGCAAGCAGAAAGACGACGAGGAGTCCGGCGACCTCCAGTTTGGGTTGAAGGTCATCACCCTCACCGGGGAGGCCAAGCCGGACGGCCGGCCGGTCACGTCCGTGGTGCTGGAGTCCCTTGACCACCGTCCTGCTGACGAGATCAAGGGGACGGCGCAGTGGCTGGTGCGGGTGCTGGACAAGGCTGACATCCCGCTGAAGTGGGGCAGTCCTCGGGTCATCAAGTGGTGTGCGGAGTACGGCATCCAGATGCGGAAGGACAAGGTCGAGGAAGCCGTGCGGATTCGGAAGCACCGGAACAGCTTCGATGAGGCACGTACCGGGACGGGGGATGTCAATTCAGGCGCCCCTTTCGGGGTGAATGAGGACATGTCCGACGACAGGTCACAGTCGGTGTCCGATTCACCCCCGAATGACCTCCCCCCGAACATCCCCCGAGCCCCTGAAAGCAACATCCCCCGCGATCTTGGGGGGAGCCCCGGGGAGAACCACGAAAACCCCAGGTCAAACCTCCCCCCACTCTCCGGGGGAGGCCCGGGGGAGGCCCCACTCAAACCTCCCTCCCCCCGCTCCCCCTCTAGGGAGGGGGGAGGTGAGGGAGCACCCACCGAACACCCCCACTGCACCGCCTGCAACAAGCCCCTCACCGGCTACCGCCGAGACCGCGGATACGACACCCACATCGGCTGCGACCCCACCCTCGGCAACCCACCACCACACGACGCCGCCTGAGCCGCCCATTCGGATATCCGGCGCCCGCGCGCACACCCACCCTCTGGAGCCTCTGATGACCCCACCCCGCCGTATCCAGCGCCGCCGCACGAAGGGCTGGCGCGCCCCCGAAGGAGCCATCTACGTCGGCCGGGGAAGCCGCTGGGGCAACCCCTGCACGCAGGTCCGCATGCCCGCTCTGGACGGCTCGGAGTGGGAACGCGAGGGCCGCCTCGGCAAGACGTCCGGGCAGTGGCACGGCTTCCGGCACCCCGACGGCACGACGACGTCGCACCTGGTGCAGGACGCGACCCGGGAGCAGGCCGTCGTCATGTTCCGGGAGTGGCTCGTCCTGAAGCCCAGCCTCGCCGAGGCCGCGCGTACCGAGCTGGCCGGCCGGGACCTCATGTGCTGGTGCCCGCCCGGCGAGCCCTGCCACGCCGACGTGCTGCTGGAACTCGCGAACCCCGTCGACGACTGCCTCACCTGCGAGCACTTCCTGCCCGCCAGTCCCCCCGAGGAGCAATGCAACCCCGACGGCTGCGGCTGCACCGGCTACCCGGACGCCTGCGACATCCACGCCGCACCCGCCGGAGCCACCTTCCCGATCGCCAACTGCCCCCGCTGGCAGACCGCGCGC